TAATTAAATTCATTTCACGTAATTCAAATACTCGACCTGTAATTCTATTAATTGGGATACCTAATATGTGTCCTATTTCTGAATTAGTCAAGCCATCTTTAGATTCTTTAATAGTATTGTAAACTCTTACTCTGCTTGTAGTTAGAGTAATTGGTTTAGACACTAATTCTTGATATGCTGCATCTCTTGTGTCAGTTGTTAGTTGCATTTCTCTTTTCCTTTCAGCTATTTAATGAATCCGGAAAACGTTGGTTTCTTATGATGGTGCCACACCTTCTTTTCGCTTCTTCTTTTCATCTCTCTCACTCCTTTCCTGTTTTTATATTCTCAATAAGCTTAACAATCTTGTCGTGTACTTTTCTTGCGCACTTTTCGCATAAATCGCCATCGAAAGCATCATGCTGGACGTTAGGGTGATTTTTGAAACTTAAAACAATATGAGCATTACAATCTGCCCAATAATATTCTTTCTGGTCGCTATATGTTTTACCACAAGCATCGCACTTGGATAATTTTTCTGTTGCCATACTTACCCCTTCCCTATTGCCTTGGTTTCGAGTAACTTTGATATTTTGCTGCGCATAGTTTTATAATCTTGTGAATCATAAGTATGATATTCTCCATGACACATATAGGCATGGTCTATTGTTGGAGTATTACGAACAATATTCATAATACAGTCTAATAAATATTTTGATTTTTTCTTTCTTTTATCCTTTGCCATTTGTTGCCTCGTTAATCGTAAATCTTTTTAATGTATTGTTTAGGTTCAACTTCTGTCTCTAAGTTAATGTTTTTCCATCGTGCCAATTTATTAAGCAAATTATGAATATCGTTTACGTGACCTTCATAGTAATAACCACCTGTAATAGTGGCACTACATTCATTCATTAAACAATCAGCTTCGTTTAGTTTTTTCAATGCCTTCATTCCCCACTGAGTTTTAAGCTTATTCTCTTTCTCCGCTTTCTCTAATCGTGCGGAGAGCCAAGAAGAGAAACGTGAATACCAGACTAAAAGATTAAGAGAAGAATCTATTTGGACGCTTTGAGACTTAGTTAAAACTATATCAGGTTTCTTATCCCCTGTTTCTTTTTCATAAATAGGTTCGTAGTTCATTGTTTTATCTCTCAGTCAGTGGCAAGAATATCTCTAATAAGTGTTTTGTCACTATAGGGAGAACGCCACGGATAAATATTTTCTTTTAATCCCGCTTTTAATGGTGGATAAGCATACCAATCTGTTGGCCAACGCTTACCGTCAATCTTTCTTCTAAATGGTTTGCCACTTTTAATCGCTTCTTGTATTGTCATTGTTAGTCCTTTGAGTTAATACTTCACAATCGCTTGCTCAATAATTTCATAAGGATAATCGTGACTTGATGAAACCCTTGCCATTGGAATCAACCAATGAAGATTGCTAATTATATTTTCAGGCAATCTGTCCGAGTCAACTATTTCAATTTCTTCTCCCTCTGAATAGCATTCGATTTCTTTTAATTCTGTGTTGCCCCTGAAGAAGAACACTTCATAGTCTTTACCAACAAGATGAACAAATAGTGTCCAGTCTATTGCATCGGACTGTGTTTCTTCTTGCCATTCTCTATCCATCGCATCTTTAGGAGATTCGTCTTGTTCGATATGCCCACCGATACCATTGAACTTTCCCTTTTGCCAATCAGGTCGTGCTTTTAAAATTAAAGCAAGAGCAGTCTCGAATCTATTAAATGCAAAACCAACTACATATCTCTTTTTCATTTCTCCTCCTCTTTTGAATGTTGATTATTTCTAATAGAAGCAAGACAAAGAATAATAACTGCAAAAGCAACATAAAGAGCAGGTATAACTCCAAATCCGTAGTGTGCCATACCAACAACAACCAATGAAAGTATCACTATAACTTCTTCGAACCACCTTACAGTTTTCATTTCTTCTCCTCTAAGTATGCCTTGATTACGGTGAGAAGATTAACATCTTTGAGTTCTCTCTTAATAAGCGTCGTTACATATTTGTTAAGAAATAATAGAAAATCAGCAGACTCGGTTTTCTCCATCTCTTTGAGGAGAGATTCAGATTGCTCTATTTCCTTTTCCTCCTGCTCATTGAGGATGCGGACGGTTACGGTATTTTTTGGAGCCGCCCTTTTTCGTGCCTCTTCTTTTGAATCATAAGTTAATAAATCTAATATCGGTGTTATATTTATCCATCGTTCCATAGGTTACTCCATTAATCAGTTTCTTTGCAAAGTTTATAGATAATCCAACTAAGCAATAAACCAGAAATATAGTTCTCTCCTGCTGTAAATGATAATACTATTGCAGAGGTTATCGTAACAATAACAGAAATAAATAAAAATAGTCCAAATGTTTTCATTTCTCTTACTCCATTAAATTAGGTGTCTCAAACTCTTTTATAATCATCTCCTTGGATTAAATTTTTTCATAGGTTTTCTCAAATATGTCTGGTTTGCATGAATAGAACTCGCCATTTACGCCCTTAATAATCCAATCATTAATAGAGCAAATCATGTCCCCTTCTAACGTATGAATCATAACAATATCCGTTTCTCTTGACCATGTTGCATTATGTTCCACAAAATCTAACACAGACAGCGGGTATCCTTCTTTATATTGTATTGCTTCAATTACAACAGGTTTCTTTCTGTATTTCGCCATTTTCTCATCTCCTATTTAATTAAAGAAGTGGTTGACAGAATTATATTTTCTGTGCAAGCTATAATCACTTGCCACAACCACTCCATTCATTAGTAATTATCTATTATATCATCATAAGCATCTTGCGCTTCTTCACGTATTGCGGCTCTCGCATCTTTCGCAAGCTCTCTCATCGCTTTATTATATTCTTGAATATCAATGCTACCTTCAGAAAGTTGACGTTCCAAGATGTTTTCTTCGTTGTCAAATTGTTTTTGTAAGCCCATGTTCCACTCTATTCATTTCAATGACTCCTTAATAAAATAAGTAATAGCAAGCCCCCAAGCTGCATGCAAGAGAACTTGTTTCGGGATGCATCAATCGTGCTATAGTTGACGATTGGAGCCTGTCGTTTCAGGAATCGTTCATATCTTGCTATTACTATAATTAGAATTGATTAGCCTTATAATAAGCATTTTGTGATAATGCTAATAATGTAACCGATCTTTGTGTTATACTAAGAATCTTCATACCTAATTCTTTGGCCCTATTCGCTATTGTACTATCGGAATAATTAATAGGTTTCTTTATTACTTTCTTTTGATATTGAATATAAGCAGTACGTTTATGAAGTTCCTTAACTGCAGCACGTATATCTGATTCCATTATCTCGGCATTATGAACAAACATTTCTATTTGGCTATTCATGATGATACCATCCCATTCTCATAAGCTATTTGATTTGAATAATCTATAGCTTGTTGTTCATATTGTTTATATAATTTACGTTGTTTAGTTTCCTTAGAATCTTTCCATACTGCTGTCATTCCCAACTGAAACCATTCAGATACAGCAATAAGATTCTTTTGTACAAAATGATGAGATACTATATTGATATACATATATACTCCTATGTAATAATAACCCTTAATTCATTTGATTTATTCTTAATATGTAAATATTGTTCGCGTGCTTCGGTAAGAATAGAACTTAATGTAATTAATTCTAATTCCCAATAAGGTTCTTCTTGTTTATTTTTATCTATATGTTCTAATACTTTATTAAATAAAGATTGTAAATTTAATTCAGTTTCATAACAAAATTCTATTACAATAGGTACTTTTGTGTTATCTTTTGGGAACATATATTCTCCTATAAATAAATAGTAATAGCAAGAAGAGAACTATGCCAAGAATATTCTCTTTCCCGTTAACTAACGATAGCTTGTGTACCGCTTGGTATTCACGAGATACTTTTGACGGTTCTCACTATTACTTTAATTATTTAAATATGCCATTGTTTCTTATCTGATTTCCTGAAGATAGTATTACGCTGTTTTGCACTTAACCATCTATCTAGTATATATAACGATTTAAGCAGCATAAATACTATAAAGATAAGTATAATACCAAGTATTATATTAGAATAAGTCATTCGCGACTATCTCCTATACCAGAATCATTAATACTTGTACCGGCATTCATTAGTTTATGGTATGCTTTTATTCGTTTATTTTCTTTCTCTATTGCTTTATGTACTTCAGGTGTTTCTTCATCACCACGCATATCTCTTAGGAATAAAATAACCTGAAATGCTAATGCCATAAACCAACCAAGAGTAGCATTCACGTCGTTGGTCTTCCATGCTTCCCATACGCCTCCGCAAGAGATTAACATACAAATAGCTATAAATATATAAACAAACATAATATTTTCCTTTATATAATATCAGTATAACAGTCAGCCGTGTTAGAGCGAGGAGTCTATTACCTCAAACTATCCCGTTATTAATTAATTAAAAGATAATAGAATTTAAGAACATTGACTGTGATAATTCAACAAGGCTATACTGACAATAGTTATATTTTACTTGAACTCCAGGTATGTTTAACTTTTTTCATTTTACTTATACAGTGTTTAGGCAGGGCTGTATGCATACCATGATCAATAAGTGATTGTAATTTCCTTGATTGTTTACGTTGTATCTCAAGGTCAATCCATTTCTGATGTATCTTAGTTTTTACAGATTCTTTAGATCTTGGCATTGGTACTGTATTAGAATCTGCTTTGAACCATTTAATAAGATTATTGAACATTATTCAAATCCTCCATGATTCAATTCTATTTCACCAGCAGTAACAGTATCAGATAACTTAGGTATATCAGCAGTTCTATCCAGATATTCACTTAGATCTACACCTGTAGGTTTACGATCACTAGGACATAATTTAACAATCTCTGCATCCCATATACCCACTTCCTGTGCTGCATCAAGGTATCGTATCCAACGCCGTCTAACATATCGGTTAGTATTCTTTAATAAGAAATTAACAAGTAGCCGCATCTCATTAAGTTCCTGATTCTGATGATTGATCACCTTCTGCATTTCTTGTAAACTATGAACGATATTGAATATAATCCTTAACCAGATAAAGAATCTCTTTTTCAAGAGAGCAATAGTCTTATTCAGACTATTCTTTGTTTGTTTATTCGCATTAGACATATTATATCTCCTTATGATTAATGATTGATTTCTGATACCTTTTCTTTAAAGTACCATTATTATGTTTATTAGGTTTATTGATTACTTTTACCTGTTTACATTTACATAACGGACAGGGTTCGATTATATCTGTCTGATACGTATTCTTACAGTGATGGCATTGAAGATACATATTATCCTCATATTATATTACTTCCATTGTTATTACAATATCGGTCCATATAGCTTTATTAAGATTATTAGCTGCTGCTTTAGCATCATCAAAACTAGTATAACTATTAGACCATGTTTTAACTTCATTCTTTCTTGCTAAGATATAAAAGTGTATCATATATTACTCCATTTATTATTAATAGGCCCGTTCTCTATAAATCCCAAGCCTCTCAAGCTGCTTTCAAAGCTCCGGTTTGCTCCGAAATCCATAGAGAACATATAGATTACTCTACTCTGGCAATGACTGTTAAACACTAAGTGTCTCTACTGAAAAAGTTGAGCGAAATTTGTCATTGGTTCTTCAAACAGAATATTGTTATCTACTGACCTGTATTTTTATTATTTAATATAAATAATGTTTTAATCTATACTTTAAATAGGATACTGCACCCAAGATAATGGATGCAGTATATGAGATGGGTAGAGCACTGAAGAATTAAGCAATTTCACATACAACTTTGGGTTTACGCGAGAGACCGAGAACGAATGTATCGGATTTCTTGGTATCATACAACGATAAGCCCTGTGCATTAACGAATGCCTGAACATCTGCTTTAGATGCAGCATCAGCATTGATGAATACCATAATACCATTGCTATCTTTCTTCTTAAGATCGCAAGCATTACTAAGCTTGGTATGATTGATAGCAGTTGTACTGATAACCTGACCTTTACGGTCTATGTCATAACTTGTTACTGTAACCATTGTACTATCTCCTATGATTGTACTGTACTCTAGTGTACTATATATAGAGTACTATAGTTAATGTAAGTTAATTGATTAGTAGCTCAACGATTATTTAAAATCTCTGTCAACCTTTTATAATCATCGAGCCCGGAATCTTAAGGGGGTAGCGACTCAGTATATCAAAACTTAGTATTCTAGAACAATTTTATAGTATTCATAGGAGAGTGGAATTAGAAAAATTTAGAATTTATTTTTGCAGTTTTTTTATTTAGGTATTTCAGTTACCAGAGGTTTATCTATGTTCTTTGCTATTACTTTATTCATTGGAGGAGTATCGGGTGCTGCGTTAGTGAGTATCTCTGGACCTGATGGTTTATTAGGATCGATAGTCTTAGATGGTTCGGTATAGATAAGGACTACTTCTTTACCGTTAGTGGAGATGATTGATTTATTTACCACTCCGCCTTCTGATACTATCTGGTTAAATATCTTTGATACATCTGCTTTTGGTACTGATATTTGAGGCATGATTGATTTCCTTTCTTATGATGAACAGATATTCCAATGACAGAAGTGTTTTGATAGTGTATAGAGTTTTTCACCATGATAAGAAGATGCTTCAATAAGGACTTTCTTATGTTTAAATGTATTAATAAGAAGGACTTCTTTATTGCATCATTTACATTTGAAGGTAGAGAATGTTCGTTCTTCCATTCCCCTTCGTTCACTGGTATCCGCTATTTGAGCAAGTTGATTAAATTCTTTTTGCGAGAGATTGATTCGTTTGGAGAGTTGTTGGATAATCTTTGATTCAGAAGTAGTAAGTTTATTAGATGGATCATTACATCTATTGAAATTGTCTGATATAAACTTATCACGTATATTCATTTTATTCTGCTAATGTAATATCTATGTAATATGATTTACCTATCTCAAATGTATCGTATGCAGAGGTAGAAGGATCAATTGTCAGATTCATTTCACCACCTGGAGTATATTTAGCAAATGATTTATTTTCTTCGCTACCTGTCATAACTGGTATGAATCTTACATTCTTATTAGTGATGTATTGCGTGATTTGATTGCATATGAATTTTGCTCTTACTGAAGTTCCCATAATAGTGTTTCCTTTCTTTAGTGTAGTTACCTTAGTTAAGTGCTAGAGTACATGTACTATATATAATAGGAGAAGTTTAATTTCATTCATTCCAAGAATGATATAGTTAGCATGACAGAAGGCTAATCTTCGTAGTAGTCAGGGTCACATCGTCTTACTTACCCGCCTGTAAGCCCACTCGGTAGAGTATCATCCCTGCTACCAACTCTCTTCACTACCCACCGCTCGTCTGCAGCACCATAGGGAAGATTCACAGAAGATATATTTTAAGATGTATTAAACATTGGATTCAATTTCATGAATTCTTATATCAATGTCAAATTAATTCTGCCTCTTTAAACACCTAAGTAGTTCTACCTAAGTATATCTACCTAAGTAGAAACACTTAGGTAAGGTAATTATTACCGACATGGTATAGTAGGTAAAAATGACCGATATAAGATTTTCCTTGACATTGGTTTGATAATTAACGTAATTAGCATCCAAGAAAAGGAGATTTATTATGATTCTTGAATGTAAAGTTAATGTTGGTTCCAAGGTAAAGATAACGGAACTTAATTGTACCGGTAGAGTAATAGGTGTATGGTATAATTCTACCGGACTTCAGATCGAAGTGAAGTATTTCCTGGATGGTAAACTGAATAAGGAGTATTTCTTTGAAGATGAGATAGGAGTAATTGAGTTATGAAACTTAAGGATTGCTGGTGCGGTAATAAGAATATAACCATGGTTCGTGGAGAATGGTTGAATGAACCCTGCAGGACCATTAAATGTGACAAATGCGGATTAGGTGTTATGAGATTAACCAGGATGCGTCCTAGGATAGCAGAGAGAGAAGTAATAGATGCATGGAATGAAAGGCCATACTATGAAAAACGTACTAGAGGAAGTACTACTTGAACCCATTGTTCAGGATGAACAAGTAACTATTCACGATTCTGTAGAATTGGAAAAGGAATTACAGATATGGATTCAGCAGTTTCTAAAAATAATATTATCGGAAATATAGTAGTTCTATGTGAATCTTGCTTCGGTAAGATTCCAGAAGAACCTATAGATACTCCGATAAATAACTTTCCCTATGCTCAGATACTATTCCGGCAAGGTAACTATGAATGTGTCCATTGCAATGCAGAGTTGCATCCTTTCGATAATTATTATTTCATTCATGAAAATAAGTGGAGGATAAATTAATGATATGTTATGATTATGTATGTCAGGAATGTGATCATAAATTTGAGGATTATATTGAAGTGAATAAAACTGAACCTATCCGATGTCCTAGTTGTAATAGTCTTGATGTTAAACGTCAGTTTCCAATGAGTCAAATGGTGGTAGTGAAAGGAAGTCCTTACGTTGGAGGATAATATGAGAATCTTGTATTATATTCCGTTAATAATAATTATAAGTTTCTGTTTAATGGTAGATGATGTGATAAATGGAATAGAAGAACCAGATACAGATATATGATGTTCTATAAACGTATAGCAAACAAGGAAGTGGAATACTACCGTAAGTCTGAGGCGGATGAGATGGGATTGGAGTATATACCCTGGCGTGATGCTGTTACTGAAGGTCAATGGATATTAACTGATGATAACTATGTCCTTAAGACTACCAAGGTGAAATATATTCCGGAGATGCATAGTGGGAAGTTACGTCATAGACGAAGAGTATGTACTGGATTATGTGATAGTTATCCTCATGGAAAAAGACCAATGGAGATAGAGAAACATATGGATACCTGTAGTTATGGTATGGTAGCCAGAGAATGGTGGAAAAAATATGCAACTGATTGTCCTGCTATAAATAAATTATTGGTTAAGGCAATATTACTTGGTGAGATCCCATTTACTCAGAATAAGAACTATACCAGAGAAGAGATTAAAGTATTTGATAGGATAGCTGCAAAAGTATCGTATAATAGGAATGGAAATAATGTCAGACAGTACTATAACGTAGACGAGGTGCGTATGCAATTACAGGAAGAAATAAAAGCAATGGCAATTAAGAAAGGTTGTACACTTGAAGAAGTGTTCGATCTTTATGCCGAAGCTAAAGGTATAGCAAGAGAAAAAAGAGATGTTAAGGGATTGATTATGGTTGGTGATCGTTATGCCGGTATAATCGGTATGACAAGTAAAATGGTTACTACAGGTCAACAGCAGCAACAATTACCTGCTACCGATGATGTTGCATTTACAAAGATATTGAATGACAACGACAACGGATAAACCATTAACCGATAGGGATAAGGTTCTCGAGATATTACGTAAGAATCTTATTAAGTTTGGTAAACTGGTTAAGCCTATCACCTTCTATTTGCCCTCTCCAGAAATACATCTTGAAATAGCAAAGTTATTCTTAACGGAAAGTATTAAGAAGTTACTTATTATTGCGCCTCGTGGTATAGCCAAATCGACCCTTGTAACAATCTATATTCTTCATCATTTATGGTTCGGTGATAAGGGAAGAAAACTCATTGTTGTTATTAGTAAGACTCAGACACATGCACGTGCTATACTTTCAACTGTAAAGGATATTGTAGAATTCTCTGATGGGTTTAGAAAACTATTCGGTTATCATGGTTCGGTAGTAGCAAAGAGTTGGAGAGAGGATCGTGTTATCTTCGATAATGGAGATAGTATTATTGCCCGAGGTACACGGCAGCCGATTCGTGGTATAAACGAGAAAACCCAACGTCCTACCTTGATTATCATTGACGATCCTGAAGATGAAAATAATACCAAGACCATTGATGCGATGGATGATAACGTCAACTGGGTATTAACCGCAGTAGTTCCTGCTCTGGATGCTCATAGAGGACGGATAATCGTTATAGGTACTCCATTACACGAGAGATGTATTGTTTCGGTATTAGAAGGTATGGGTAGTTGGACTACAGTCAGATGCGGCAATAATATCGAAGAAGGTATTGCTCTATGGCCCGAATCAAAGTCATTGGAACAATTACGTAAGGATATGGAAGATTTTAAATCTGCTGGTAAGGTCCGTATATACTATCAGGAATATGAATGCAACTTAATTCCAGGCGGAGATGCATTATTCAAGAAGGAATATATCGAATGTTACGATGAGGATACAGTTATAGAATTCAAACAGGATGAACCTTACCTGAAATTCTCCAACGATATATTACTTCCGGTGAATATATATATGGGAGTAGACCCTGCTAGTACAGTGAGTCAATCTGCAGACTTTAGTACCATTGTCCCCGTTGCTGTTACTTCAGATTTGAGAATATTTGTACTGGATTATTTTAGAAAACGTGTAGCACCGTTAGATCATGCTGATGCAATAGAATCTTATTTCTTAAGACTACATCCAAGATTAACCCTGATAGAATCCACCGGTTATCAGAATATGTTGCGTCAGTATTTAAGAAGTCGTATATTCATTCCAGGTTTGGAGTCCAAAGAGACTCCTACCGATGCAAAAGATAAAAGGTATATTGAGATGCTGCAGCCTGCTTTTGCGCAACATAGAGTTTTTCTGAAAGGGAAAATTGAGAATGGAAAGTACTCAGGACCAATGCAGGAATTATATGATGAGTTACTTCTCTTTCCAAAATCTAAACACGATGATTTGCTCGATGGTTTATATTATGCATGCAAACGTGTTAGACCTCCTTCACATTCTGTTGTTGAAGTTAAACCACCTCTTCCGGAATATCAGCAAGTTCTTGTGGACTATTACCAAAGAAAAGATGAAGAGAATGAAATTCCAATTTATTACGAAGATGTATTTAGTTAGGATATAACTATGAAGTGGGATGATTTCAAAAAGTTAGAGGAAAAACAGAACGAAACAAAAAAAGATTATGATCCTTATGTTATGGGAATACTCCCTTCATTTACCGGTTTCTTTGCTGATGCATTAAAGAATATATTCATGAAATTAGCTCAGTCGGTAGAAACAGGAGAGATAGTCCGTAAAGAAAAAGTATCGCCAATCACAGCTAATTTACATGATAAACTTACCGAACAATTTTTTAATCCAAAGAAAAATATTTTTCCAAAAACAGATTTAAGACCTACTGCATTGTCCAATGCAGATACTACTCAAGTATGGCGTTCATTGTTACCATCATTAGGAGATAGTCTTTATTTGAAAACTGTCAGTGGTTATAGTAATATTGAATCTAAGGAAACATTTTTTAATGACTCTGAACTTCCTAAAAAACTTTCTTTTGGAGTACGTAAATCTATGTGGAGTGGGGAAAGGGAAGATTTTATTGAACCTAATCTTGCGCTTGGCAATTATACAACAAGTATAGGAAAAGATTCCTTGGGGCATTATTTATCTATTTATGATAGTTGGGATTTTAATAAACCAGGAGATACTTGGCGAATAGACAAATCGGAAGATAGATTGGGAAGAAATATTTTAAATCATTATGGAAAAGGATTTAACGTTTATGATAGGATTTATTTTACTCCCGATACATCAAAATATGATAAAAAAGGACTTATTTTGCCTGCACAAATACCAGTTAAAAAATAATAGGATATAACTATGGAAACTACCACACTTGATGTAATGACTCAGCAACGTGCTGAACCTATTTTAGTGGAACAGAGGAATACTACTCCTGATCCTGAAGCGGTATTCTCTCAGGAGAAGTTTCGAGAATTACAATCTACTTCTCAGGTATGGCGTGACGAGATGTTGGAAGATAATGATTTCTTCTTGGGTGCACAGGTATCTCAAAAACAGGACGAGGTGAATAAGAAGCGTAAACAGAAGTCATTTACTGTTGATGTTATATTTCAGGCAGTTGAACAGGCAGTTGCATTACTTACTTCTAATCGACCAAGATTCTCTTGTACGGGTACGGAAGATTCTGATACTCGTATAGCAGGAGTAATAGCAGCTATAATGCAATTCATTTGGCACTTGAATAATGCTACACAGAAATTAAAACAGGTTATTAGAGATTATTATGTTGGTTCAATTGGATGGGTACTTATATATTGGAATCCTTACTTATTGAATGGTAAAGGTGATATTGCTATTGATACCATCGATGCCAAGAGAGTATATGTAGATAGTAACTCGAAAGATTTCTTTTTTAAAGATGCAGGTCATATGATTGTTGAAACTGATCTAACCAGTGAGATGATGCAGGTTACTTATAATATGACTCTGGAAGAAGTACAACAGTTTGAACAATCATCGCAGAATATACAATCTTCCACGCGTGTAAGTGAATTTAATTCCGGTAGTGCCAATTTAAATGCATCTCCAGTTCCGATCTATAAACGTCTTGACAGGTATTCCAGAGTAAAGGAAATGATGTTTGTTCTCGAGAAGGAAGATGAACGATTTGAGATGGTAATTGATCCGCGTCAGTTTGATATGAAAACTAAGAATATGACTTGCATAGTTTTCTCAACTGCAAAAGCAACTAATTATTTTGTTGCACCAAGGAATGTTTCCAATGTATTTAAATTACTTTCGCAATATGGTGAAGTATTCCACGAAGTACAAATGGAAGATCCTCAAAATCCAGGACAAATGAAAACAGACTTGATGTCCGGGATAGAAAATCAGGTAGAATATCCTCCAGGAGTTACCGCGGTTCCTAATAGTACTACCTATCTTAAATTAATAAGTATGTATGATGCAATTATGAAGGGACAGGTAAAAGTATCTAAACGGTTACTCGATAGAACCAAGCATGTAGCAAGTATCGGGAATAAGTTATTATTCCAGAATATAGTCCCTACCGAACATCATGTATTAATACCATTAATAAATAACTTTGATAGGACTATATATCCTGTAGGTGATGTGCGTAGGGTGAAACGTGAACAGGAGTTTATTAATTCTATCAGACAGTTGGTTGTAACCCATGCTGCTATTACTACTAATTTTAAGATAGGATACCCTGAAGGTAGGTATAAGGAAGATGATTTGAATGCAAGGTTTAATGATCCTACAAAGAGATTCCTGCCTTATGACGGAGAAATGCAATCCACTGGATTACAAGTAATAGCTCCACCTCCATTACCTAACCAATTATATCTACTTGAACAACAGGCACGAAAGAATATTCAGGAACGTCTTGGAATATTTAATATGCAGGCAGGTGATCCTACTGATGCACCGAGTACATACAAAGGTACGGTAGCATTGGATGAATATGCACAACGAAGAATTAAATCGAAGAAAGATGATATTGAAGAATTCCTGAATCAAATAGGTAAAATTGTAGTAGATTTTATCCAGTATTATTATACTGATTCAAGAGTAATAAATATTGTCTCTCCAAATGATAAACCAATGACTATCACATTACGCAATGATAGTAGATTGGATAATCTTTATGAGAATAATGAATTTAGAATCAATGATATTATGGTAGGTCAATTTGATCTGGTTGTAGTATCCGGTTCTACACTTCCAAGTAATAGATGGGCAATAGCAGCGGTAGCTCAAGAAGATTTTAAATTAGGAGCAATTGACCAAGAAACATATTTGAGGAAGTCTGAATATACGGATGTTGATAAGATACTTGAACGATTTGGAATGATGAACCAATTAAAATCTATGCTTGCACAGGCGGAAGAAACAATCAAGAAATTATCCGGCGATCAGCAGACTATGGAACGTGAATTAATGCATGCAAAACGTGATAAGGATATGACTATATTCCAGAAGAATCTTGAGAATGAAGAAGTGAAAGCTGCGGCTGCACGTATGATATATGAGAACACCCTTAAGACATTAAAAAAAGCACATGTAGGAAATAATTGACATTTGTAATTAAATAACTTATGTTTCACAGAGTTTAAGAAAGGTTTGTTAATCATATGGCTAAACAAAATGATGGCGTTGCTGAGTTGGAACTTCCAGGAGAAGTTCTTACACCAAATGCTGCAGATACATTGATACAGACTACGGGATTAGAACAATTCGGTACATCTCTGGAAAGACCTAATAAGGTTATTCCTAATATGAATCCGGATGCTGGTCAATTCCCCGGTCAGAAACAACCAGAGTCTCAAGTTCCTAATACTGAAGAACAGAAACGTTATGAGTACTGGCAATCAGTTGCTCAGAAGAATGAACAGAAAGCAAAGGAATTAGAGACTAAGTTAGCCCAAGTTACTCCCCTGGTCGATTTTGTCTCCAAAGATGAGGACGCATATCGATATATTCAAAATCGTCTTAACGGTAATCGCACACCCGATAAGCCGCTGGAACCGCCACAGAAACCTAATAACTACAATGAGGTAGAAGCGTTTTCCAATCCGGAATCAGCATCATTTAAATATCGTAATGACAATGAAGTATATAAGGATGCACTCTTGCAAAACGTTATTAAACAGAATGAATCCTTATTTCAACAGCGTCAGCAGGATGCACAGGTACGTGAAGTAGAAAGAATCGAGAGAGAGAAGATGGCAAGATTCCAGGCAGAAGTTATTGCTGAAGGAGTTGCACCGGAAGAATTCCCTGAGTTCTGGAATACTGTACGTAATGCTGATAAATCTACTATGGTGAAATTCTTCAAATGGCAAAAATCTCAGACGCAACAGGGTCCTGACGATGGATCTGCAAGATTCGATGTACCACTCACATCTTCTGCAGGAGGTAGAGAACGCAATAATAAACCTCTTGATATAGGTGCTATATTCGTTGAGGCTCAGAAGCGTATGTTGTAGTGAAAGGTTAAGGGTAGTTATATGGCACAATCAACGCCTCTAAATTTAAGTAAAGGTAATGATTCAACTGGAATTCTCGGTAATCTGTTTACAGACCGCAGACAATTTTACGTTGATCCTTTTAGATATTCAGAATTATTTCAAGCAATAACACCGTTTATTTCTGCTATGGTAGATAAAGCGCAAGTGCGTACTAATCTGCCAGACCCAATTTTTAAGATGTTTCAGCATTCCGAACCTTGGGTCAAACAGGAAGCAGTGGTAGCTTCGGTAACAGGTGCAGTATCGGATGATGATAATGGTAATACCATTACACTGACATCGGTCACTGGATTAGATTCTATTTCCTCGGATTCTCTTGTCAATGGACAGTTCGAGGTATGGAATGCTACTAAGACAACTCTACGCGGACAGATTCTTATTACCGCTAATTCATCTGGTACATATACGGTCAAGTCGTTAAAAGCCGCTGCTGTTACTGGATTTGTAGCAACTGATATATTGGTATATATCGGTACTGCATACGGTGAAGGTGCAGAATCTGGAAACGCATGGGGTGATAGTCTGGTTACTGTATTCGGTTCAACCGGTATTCATCGTACTCCAGTTGAAGTAACAGGTACACTTTATACCGCATCATTGCGTGGTGCAAATAAAGAACTTGCTCGATACCGAATGCAGAAGTTGGCTAATCATAAGATTCTTGAGAATAAACGAATCTTACGTTCCACTAATATCGTTGGTACTAACCATGATGAAGCAGGAACATTTGCCGACAAGGGTCGTACTGGTGCTGTTAATGGTTCGGCTGCTGCAGGCGGAAAAGTTCGTACTCCGTATGGATTCCTTTCTACCATTCTTGATTATGGAACTTCTACGGAAACTTCCGATAGTCAGACGATATTTAATCGTGCCGGTGGTTTGACATGGAATCAATTCGTAAAAGATCAGATGAAAACACATCAATATACGAATTACGATGGTACACGAGATTGGTTCTGTGGACCGGAAGCGTTTGGATATTGGTCAATGCTTGACACATCCGCTACTGGTGAATCTAAGTTAAGATCAGGTATTAAATTATCCGGACTTCAGAATTCAAGTGGTGGATATGGTTATAATTTCCGATATATCGAAGGTCCGTTTGGAATGGATCGTTTGATTCTTGATCCGTCACTGAAAGACGAGTATCCTAATTACATGTTTAGTCCGTCATGGAACAATGTGTATTATGCGATATATCGTAGTTTCGTGTGGAAAACTGCAATCAAAGACGAGAATTTTAACGGTTTCGATGGTATAAAAGACGAGTACTTCTCTGATACGGGAGTTGGTACTACGCAAATAAGATCACATGCGTGTATGATACTGCCTAGAATGTAATAGGCGATTTATTCATCTTCCCCCTGGCCCCGTGAAGTCAGGGGGTTTAAGAAAGGTAGGATAGTTTTATGGGTGCAAATACAATTGGTAGTTGGACCGGAAGTGAAGTCAGTGTAGGAGGCAAAGCTACTTATGTTGCCACTTGCGAGATTACTCCCGGTACAACTCCTTACAATGCGTGTACGAAGTTGTTCCCTAAGGAACTTGATCTTCGTAAAAAGTTTACAATAGTTGTATCTTTATCTGCTTCAATTCATAGTGGTGAATCTGCCAAAGTTGCTTTATATGGTGGGTATCTTTCCACATTTGCAGTTACGGAGGCTGCAGCCACATCGGCAACACTTACTGCAGGTATAAGGATTAAGGAATTACTTGACGATCTTACTACTGCTACTGCAAAGGTTTGTATCGAATGCGATCCGAATCTTAATGTAGCCGAGGTAAGTACTTATGCTGCTGCTGCAAGTGGTTATAAATCAAAGACACCTATATTTCCTTATATGGCTGTTGGAGTGGAGTGTGATGGTGCACTTGTAGCCAACGCGATCACGTTTTATTTACTCCAAGCAAGATAGGAAGGTGAAACATGAAAACCCTAACAACTCAACAAGGTACACTTGGTTCACCTTTGCATAGTAAGAATTTTCAACAATCAGTAGCAGGTAATGTTTATATCGGTAATGCCGCTGTTGCTGGTGCAGTATGTCCTATATACTCGAATACTGCTCAGAAGTTTGGAATTCTTAATCCTGTTGGATCTGGTGTTTATGTAGTTCCTATGGCTATTAATATAGGATATATCGACACTACCTCTGCTGCTGGCGGTTTCTGTATTGGTTATAATACAAATTGCGGAGCTGGTATAGCTACAGGTTCGGCTGGAGTGACTGCTGCAACAACGGCAACTCCTATAAGTGCAAGAATTGATGGTCCTGCCGCACGTGCAACATTCATGTCTGCAGGTATTACAACCGCTGCTCCATCATTGTTAATGGCATTAGGATTAAATCAGTTGGTAGTTACGGCTGCTGATGCTACAACGGTTCCTTTCTCATGGCGTTATGAATTCAATGATGAAATAGTAATTCCTCCAGGCAATGCTATATATCTTGCCGGTATTATAGCAGTTCTGGTAAAAATTGCTCCATCGTTTATGTGGAAAGAAATTCCAATAGCGCGAGCAGATGAACAATAAATAACTTTCTTCTACCCTCTTGTGAATAATGAGAGGGTAGATGTTTTTTAGAACTAGGAGATTGTGATGAATACCAAAGTATTCTATGATAGTTCAGATTCTTATCGTGTAAATGTTCGTGCTCCACTTGCCTTAACTTCCAACCGTATTATTACATGGCCTAATGCATCCGGTGAAGTTGCATTGAATAATAATGCCGGGTTAGTTTACTATGTAAATAATATTACGGGAAGTGCAACTGCAAATGGATTAAGTTGGAATGAAGCAGTAGATCAAGTAAGTACCGCTATAACATTATCTGAAGCGGCAAGACTTGCTTCATGGGGTGGTGCAACATTGACAAATCATACTTTGCGTAATACTATTTTTGTGCAAGGTACTGGCACTGCATATACGTCATTAACTTCATTACCAAGTTTCTGCGATATAGTTGGTGTAGGTGCATGTCCATTTGGTGATGGTTCCGGTATTCCAGTAATAGGAACTAATACTGCAGCTCTTGACGCTGTTGCTGCTGCAAGTACGCGTGGAGTAGGATTATATAATCTTCAATTCCAACATTCAGGTGGTGGTTATGCACTTGATTTGGTGGATATATTCCGCAGTGAGATTGCAGGTTGTGCGTTTAAGGCAACTGATCCTACACTTCTAACAGTACATTCTGACGGTGCTATTCGTATTACGGGTGCTGCAGGTGGATTATATGTACATGATAATAAGTGTATAGGTGGTAATGATAGTTGGCATGAATATGGTCTTTATGCCGATGGTACATTCTTGAATTCATGTAGGTTTGAGAATAATACCTGGAGAGCGAGACTTGAAGGTATTCATCTTAGTGCAACTGTAAAAGGTGACAATACTGAATTCAAGGGTGAGATTATTAATGGTGGTCAACAGACTCTTGCACTTGGTATTAACGATCTTGCAACTGCAGGACAGGCAATTTATTGCGGATGTTACATTTCGGCTACTAAATCAAATGTTCTTTCTAATGCAGGTGAGACACGTTATATCTGTAATTACTGGAAGAATGATTTTGATACGGTAAATGCTACATAAATAAAGAGGAATAAATGAAAGTCACTTTAAGTATTCTTGAACGACTTTTAATTCTTAACTTATTACCCGGAGAGAATGATATTATTACTCTCCGGTTAGTAAGGAAATTAAAAGACCAGATAGGTTTTACAGATGAGGAATTAGTTACATTGAATATGAGAAGCGAACAGGAAGGTAACCGTTCTCTTACCAAATGGGATCAGGACAAAGCAACTGATACAGAATTTGAATTAAGCGAGAAAGTAGTTGATATAATTCGTGATGAATTAAAGAACCTTGATAAGATTAAGAAACTTACCGAGAACCATATTTCACTTTATACAAAGATAGTAGAGGCACAATAATGTCTGCACAAACTATTCACGCGCAGGTAGAGGAACTTACCGGAACTGAATCACTTGCATCATTAGATGATTGGGCAGGAGATGCATTAGATAAACTTGTGATGATATTACCCTATGAGATCCTAATACCTTTTGGTTCTACTGAATCTTGTACTTATACTGGTTCATATACCGAATTAACTGCAAAGAATAAGAGAATTCTTGAGGTCTTACGTGCGCCATCTGCAGGTTCACTTGCAACACGAAGATGTGATTTTGTTACTCAGGCAGAATATTCCGGAAAGTATCTCGACACCAATTCGTTACATTATCCATCCGATTATGATCCTAAATGGACTATACTTGCGGATACAGTCAAAGTATCTCCTGCAATAGCAGGAATGGTGGTTACAAGTAAATATATTGCATTAGTAGGCACATTAGATACTACTGGGACTGCATTAAGTACTCTACCTTATACCTGTGAATATTTAATAGTATTGGATCTTGCTGCAAGAGTTGTATTAAGTAAGATACAGGCATTAGTATTTGCGGCATTAACATCCAGTGCAGTTGCTCCTGCTACTCCTACACTTGGAGTTGTATCTTACGTGAATGCATCTGCTGGTACTGTAGCAACTATAACATTCGGTAATGTACCAACTGCACCTACTTATATTGTAGCAACTATACCTGTTGGATATGCAACCGCATTATCGGCATTCGATACTGCAATGACCTCTGAAGATATAGAACTTGCAATGGCACAGGCAAATAAAGCGAAGGAATATCTTGAACAATATCAATTATTAGTGCAGGAAGGTAATCAGAGTTTTCAATCTGTTGTTAAGAAGTGGGAAGGTGACATGCAGAAGATTATCGAACAGGCAAAGATTGATATGGAAGAAGCACAAGCAGAAGGTAAAATGATTCATGATGTTAATCTTCAGAATGCAATTCAAACTACTGAAGCAATATACAAGAACAATATGTCTCTTATCCAAAAGTATCAACAGGATGTAAGTTTATATGTACAGAAGGTACAGACTGAAGTTGGAGTCTATCAGGTAAACGTATTAAGAGTAAATGCAGAAAGAGAAAGATACTTTCTTTTGTATCAGGCATTTAAACAGGAATACCATGAACAATTATTCTTAAAGTTCGGTATCCAGACAGTGAGTTCTAAAAATGAAAAGTAAACTATTTGTTTTATTGTTATTGTGTTCTACTTTTGCAATAGCACAACCTTATAGAGAATTTAAATGGAAAGATTCTACCGGAATAGGTGGACTACATGTTGCAGTTCCATTAATTCCTGGTGGTATACTTGGAACTTCTTCTGGAACTTATATTGGTTTTTCTGATACTACTAATCCAACCGGTTTTCTTCCTTATTGGTGGAATGGAAAGTTTGAAACAAGGTCGGATACGAATACAACTAAACATCCAATAACATTAAATTATGCAGTAGATAATTTTGCTCCTATAACATTGGTTACGAACTGGAATACTGCATATACCGATAGACTAAAATGGGATGGTGGTTCTACTGGACTAATCGCTGCAACCGGTAGGACTTCGCTTGGACTTAATAACGGTGCAATGGTAGATACTGTAGAGTTTGGGAACAAATACTCTCCTATTGCCGGTTCTTCAAGTATTATTACAACAGGAGTGTTAGCGAGCGGTTCACTTGCAACCGGATTTACAACTATTGATACGGCATTAACTAACGCGGTAAGTAAGATAACTGTTAAAACTGGAATACTTGTTACAAAGATTGCTAAAGACTATGTCATTGAACCGGATACTACATTTCTAATAACCAAGAATGATACCGCTGGATTCGGCGGAGGTACGGGCGGTTCTGGAACGGTTACAAGCGTAGCAACTGGCGACAAATTAACGGGTGGAACTATTACTACAACAGGTACAATTAATGTAGATACTACTGTCGGAAAAATTGAGACACAAACAATGGCGGCAAAGTTTCAACTTGCCGATTATGTCATTGAGAAAATAGGTTCTACTTATTATGCAAATCCAAATATTGGCACAAGTCATACTGCATATTCGGGTGCGGCTTTTGCTACGGTTATGAACTCTGCAATCACACAATTGACATCAGGTGGAAATATTTTCGTGAAGCCGGGAACTTATTATGGTGCTGATTCAATAGGTATAACAAACTTATCGAATATAAAAATAGAAGGAGCTGGGGATAGTCTAACAGTCTTTACATCGGCAGGCGTGGCTAACAGGTATAGAATGATTAAACTTACCGGAACTTTGAACAATATTGAAATTTGCGGTATCAAGTTTATTTCTACCGCTACCGATGCGACAGAAAGAGATTATGATGCTTTAATATATGCTTGTGATCTTTCCGGGGGTGCAGCCAATATTTTTAACGATATAAAAATTCACGATTGTTCTTTCACCTGTCCAAACGTAAATGTCGATGCCATTAAACTTTCTGCCGAAGAAGTGCCGGCTTCAAGAACGAATAATCTTAGTATATATAACAACAAGTTTTTTGATATAGGCAGGATGGCGGTAGAAATACTTAATTGGTATGATATGGTAACGTCAAGGATCGATTGTGGCAAGGTTTATAATAATCATTTTGATGGATTGGGTTTGCAGGGAACTTACGGACAAGCTGTATCTTTTGGGGGTTACAATACCAATACATCTATTAAAGACAATATTATGGCCGACCTTTATGTTTCTGAAAATGTATTTATTGAATTATCGTCGTGTCATAATGGAAATGTATCGTTCAACAAAATCAACAATACAACTTATCATCCAGTTGGCATATATATTTCTTCGGATGATTTATTTAGACAATATTCCGAGCATATCTCGGTTGTTGGAAATACGATTAATTTTACCGATCCCGATACGGCAACCGAATTAGGTACACCTGTAAATGGTATATCAGTCACACATACTCGCTATCTCAATATTGAGGGCAATAGTGTTAAGGCAAGTATTCCTCTAACTGTCGGTTATACGTTTTATAGTACAGTTGTGGGGAATTCATTTATTATACAGGGTTGGTCTGGTATCGCGGTGAATGATTCTACTCAATATTCAACGTTCTCGAATAATACAATAGATGCTTATCATTTGACATCAGACTTTGACGGAGCGGCCTATATATATATATCAGGTGCAAATATAATTAATAATCAATTTATTGATAATTTATTGGTGCCTAATGTTGAAACAAATCCTTGGTATGTGGCTCCTGCATCTACGAATATATTGGGTAATATTTTCCAAAGTAAGGTTAGCCTTAAAAAAACGGCAACTGTAGCCGGGGCATCGGCAGAACTTACACCGGGCAATAATTTCACAACCATAACCAGTGCAAATTCTGCTTATTGGTGTACATTGCCTTTTGCTCACACAAATTTAATAGGTATTAAGATTAGGGGCAGGGTAACCGCTAATGGTTGCAAGATAAGAACTGAGTCAACTCAAGAAGCATCGGTTTACTTAAATGACGTGACAGGGGCGGTGGCTGCGGTTACTATACCTGCAAACAGTTCGTTTGAGGCAACATTAATAGATGTTACACACTGGGTAGTAAAAGTATCTAATTCAGTAGGGTGGAATCCAATGTTATTTTCATTCCCGTTGGATAGTAGTTTTATAAATACTACCGATACGGTATGGTGTGATCTTCCCGGATATGCCTTAACAGTGGATTCGATCTCGGTCTCTCCTGCAAATAATGGAACGGCAGTTTCGATTGTTCCGAAGTTTTTATATCGGACTGCACCTAATCAAACTATCACAGCGATTATAACAAGTCCTGCTACGATAACATCTTCGCAGGTAAAAACGTGGCAATCAACTATTAATCAGGCAACATTACCAGTTAATGGTCAACTGGGAGTTTGCCATCCAACGGTTACAACAAAACCAAAACAAGAGTCTATTGGGATAAAAGTACACTAAATGAGACGACTAACTATATATTTCTGTTTGTTGTTTTTGAGTGCCGGATTATTTGCACAGAGCATAGTAATTGTCCCACAGAGAAAGAAAGCAACCGCAACTGTTGGCGAGACCGAAAGCACAACGACTTACTATGTCAAGAACAGTGGTAATGATGCACTCTCTGGTAGAAGTGACGCTAATGCTTGGGCTACGATTGCGAAGGTAAATGCAACAACTTTAGCTCCCGATGATACGGTTAGTTTTAAATGTGGCAGTACTTTCGAAGGTCAACTTGAATTAACCGATACATTCACCTATGGACATCCTGTTGTTATAAATTCCTATTCGACAGGTGCAAAACCTATTATAACCGGCGGTACTACGTTGACAACGTGGATTTCAGATGGTGGAAATATGTGGGCACATAATTCTGCAACAACCGTTCAGAATTTGTTTGTCAACGGGGTAATGCAACGTCCAGCACGTTATCCGAATTATGATCCCAAAGTAACACATCCGCTGCTTGGGTTTATTCCTATCGCAACATCAAATGGAACAACCACAATAACAGCGGATGCGATTAATCAAGCGAATGGTTATTGGACTGGAGCAAACATCAGCATCCTCACTTCAAATTGGCAAACAAGCAATGAGGTCGTCACCGGTTATGATGGCACTACCTTAACATTTACAAGCACAGGCGGAGGGAATCAAACAGTAGACGCTGATGAATGTTTTTACTTATCAAATATCAAGGCAATATGCGATACGGCAAAAGAATTTTTCTATAGTGCCAGTGTTGATTCTATTTATCTTTATTCAACAACCGATCCGAACACACAAACCGTCGTAGGTTCTATCTATGACAATAACGTTGTAAGTGCGAAAAGCAATATTGTGATTAACGGTATAGAGTTTCAACGGGCAGGTGATGTGGCACTTAGTTTTAATTCAGCAGATTCTTGTATTACAGTTCAAAACTGTGTAATACGTCAGAGTGGCGGAGTTGGCATAGATTTTACTACAACCTCTGCAAGAGATACGATTAGATACAATACAATTATAGAGTGTGCCGATGACGGTATAGATATGTGGTATGTGCAACGAAGTTATGTTGCGTATAATAATATATCTCATATTGCCCTTGAAGTAGGACGTTCCGGTGAACAGGGTTATGGAATCCTGAACGGGGGGCAAGGTGATGCAATTCTGAACACTATTAACTACAACAATCTTGATAGTATAGGATATGTTGGTATTTATTTTGGTGATCGATCAAATCTAAGATACAATATTGTCAAGAACCCTATGATGACTCTACGGGATGGCGGAGCATTTTATTGTTCTGGTGGGCAGTGGGATACATTACGGCATAATATAGTTTACAATGTTGCCGGTTCAATTATGGGTTCTAATAATTGGATGCTTGCCCCCGTATGGTGGACATATAATGGAGCGGAAGCATTTTATTTCGATCAAAGTAATAGTCCAAGAACCTCTCAAATTATCTGCGATACAAATACCATTGTAAACGTGCAATCAAGGGCTTTAAAACTTGGTGCTGGTGATACATCAATAACCTTTAAGGGTAATAACATTTTTGCAGGAATGAATAATAGCGATGCCGCAGGAATACAACTTACTAATGACGATGCCTTGTCCGGTTCTGGAAAGGTATATATAACCTATAACAATTTCTTCGATACGGTCAGAGTACCGATAATTCAAGTGTATCAAACTGCCGAAGGTGCATACCAAGATATAGGCACATTAGATTATAATATGTATGCAACGTCTAAAGCAAGCGTTCTGTTTGAACACAATCCCGGAAGTTCTGCTTTTTATACTTTTCCCGGATGGAAAACTGTAACAAATGACGAGGCAAATTCTGACACTATATGGGCGGCATATACAACAAGCGATTCAGCCGCCATTATTATTGACAGTACCGCAACGGTGACAAATACGGTATTAACGGGAACATGGTATGATTTAGAAGGCACACCCATTGAATCACCTTTAACATTACAACCTTTTACTTCAAAGATTATTATTCGTAAACCATAAGACGGCAACTATTCATATAGAGTATCATGAATATGTTCAAGAAAAAGAAATTAGATTCTAATTTAAGCGAAGCAAAGAGTGATTCAGAAGCTATGAATTTTATGTTTATGGGTCTGAAATGGTTCTTACTTAAGCATACGAAAAAGACCGTCATAGTATTATTGATACTCTTGGGCAGTTCACTGTTTATAGTTATCAAATACTTCACAAAGTCAGACATAAATATAAATAAGTCACGCATCGAACACATAAATAAATAATAGGAGAATACTATGGCAAGAATACCAAAATTAAGAATTTTTTCAAAAAAAGAACTTGAAAATATTCTTTTACATATGCAAATTGAAGTGCCGGAAGGTGCGACACGACAAGATTTATTCGTAAAAGTTTTAGATGAAATAAAGAAACCATTGCCGCCGCCACCTCCACATTGAGGATTTCATGAATGAAGAACAGCAGGGATATAATGAATCGTTCATTACTATTGCACTTAAAAAACATCTTGAGGATAGGGATAAAGACTGGCGAGAACTGTTTAAGATTCATAAGCTCTGGTTGTGGACTATGTTTATTATTGCTTTGTCCAGTATCTTCTTGTGCGCGTGGGGAATACGGTTCTTTGTTAATGAGGGTAATATTTGGAACGAATATATGCGAGAGCAATCAAATCTATCTCACAATAGAGAGTTGCGTGAAATTGCAAAGGCTAAACAAGATAGCATTGCAGAGGTAAGAGATGACTCCCTTGCAAAAGCCTATATTAAAACAATGTCGGAATATGAAAAAATGCCCTATTATAAATCAGATAGAGGAAACTAAAATGGGAGAAAGATTCAGACTGAAGATAACTAAGTGGCGGGATCTCCTTGTTGTATTCGGCATTTATGCGGCTCTTGTTTTGATGCTGTTAA